ATCAGATACTGATGGGACACCCAAATCCTTATTATTATTATGATGTAGTAGGACTACATCATAATAATAATAGTGAAGAGGGAACATAGCCCTTAAAGTCAGCGTGAAAAGTGTCAGCTGGAGTTGTAACAGACGTATTGGGCATCCCAATCAACCCTAGCAGGATCGTCATCAGGTTGTTGAGTCGAACCCTTAAAGAAGGTGAGCAAGTACAATCTCTGGGCAGGGGGAAACTGGTCTTGGGTCATCAAACCCCAAGCATTACCATTGGGCTGACGAATGCGGTGATCAAGTTTGACATTAAGCTGGCCCTTACCAAGGGTAGTGAAAGGGTTGCCAGAAAATGTAGAGCCACCGACGTTGGCCTGAGGCTGCATCCATGTGTTTGACATGAGTGAAAGGTTTCGAACGTAGTGCACTTTGAATACCTTACTGTTCAAACGAGGATTGTAGTTCTGGTCAGAGTAGATGTAGTCAGAACCAGGTATAAGAAGATTCTGCTCGACGACACGATCAGCTGCATCTTTACGAAGAGAAACTACGAAGGTAGTGATTTGACACCAATCGGACTCACCGAGGCTGTAACGAAGGTTCAGTTGCATGCGCTTGACAAGAGTTGACGAAGCAGTTATCACGTTGGCGTCTTGGCGTAACACGGGATCCCATAAGGTGGGGTTCATTAGCTCTGCTGAAAGAATATTAAAGTAAGCACCTGGGGCAGCGGTGGTGAACGGAGCATAGCTGGACGTGTACTGCCAATCAGTGTAGATTGGTGGAGGAACGAGACGTCGCACAGCGCGTATCTCAGAAGCGTTCGCCCTGATAAGACTACGATTAGCTCGTGCAGTCTTGGGCAAGTACTTGGCGCGTGTAGCAACACTAGTGCGTCGCTTACGCGTTGATGACTTCTTCTTGGCGAGTGCGTTGAACGCTACTCGTGGCATGTTTGTTAGTACGTTGACAAAATAAATCTCGTCGTACCAAAAACTATGACTCAGAAGTTGCCGGGTAATACTAAGCCGGCAACTCGTCGTAGGCTGCGCAACGCTTGCTTTACGATTAACAACCCCCAGACAGAACGTGAGACGTTCGTCAAGCGGTTGATAGACTCAGAACTAATATCATACGTGATAGTAGGGTCTGAGGTAGGGGAGTCAGGGACACCCCACTACCAAGGTTATGTCGAGTTCAAGGCCCAAGTGGACTTTGACATCGTTCACAATTGGTTGCTCAAAGGACACATTGAGGCACGTCGAGGTACTGCTCAACAGGCAGCAGATTACTGCACAAAAGACGGGGAGTACTCCTCATGGGGAACACTGAGTGGTCAAGGGACGCGTACGGACATTGAAGCCGTAGCCTCGCTAGTAGCGAATGATGCGTCGACCTTTGACATCGCGTCTTCATATCCTGTCCAGTACATCAAGTACTTCAAAGGTATCATGGCACTACAATGTGCACTAATAAAACCAAGAGAAACTGTACCTACAGTGAGAGTCTTTTACGGTGGGACGGGCACTGGTAAGAGCTACCGTGCTAGACAATGGCTGCCCGACGCATATGTCTGGCACCCTCAACAGGGCACGTGGTTCGACGGGTACCTAGGTCAAAAGACGGTGATCTTTGAAGAGTTTAGGGGACAAATCCCCTTTGGTATGCTCCTATCCCTCCTAGACCGCTATTGCTGCAAAGTACAGTACAAGGGAGGCGTTGCAGAGTTCGCAGGGGCGGACATTGCGATCACTAGCCCAGTTCATCCATTTCAATGGTATTTGTCACTGACGGATGGTGATCGTATGGACCAACTAACGCGCCGCATTACAGAGGTCGTCAAGTGTCAGACCCAACGTGACGTTTAGGGTCGGTGCTCCGCACGGTCAAGGTTCCCCTTTTCCCCATAGCACCCCCACCCCCCCATCTAGGGGGGTATTTTACGTTATATATACTCAGCATAAAAAGTATCAGATACTGATGGGACACCCAAATCCTTATTATTATTATGATGTAGTAGGACTACATCATAATAATAATAGTGAA